AGCGTGGACTCACTCAGCTTTTTCTTGGCTTTGCGCTGGGCTTTCTTGAAGAGTTCCATCTCGTCATGACCAGTTAAAAGACGGCACTCAACCTTCGCCTTAGTCATGGGGGTCTCGATGAGGAAAGTGTTGCGTTCTGTCAAGGTAGCATCGTACTTTTCCAAAGCGTTATCAGGCGTGGTAACGGCACCCTCATTTAGATCAAAAGCATATTCGCTTTGCTCCTGGCAGGATGGGCAAGTAGCTTTAGTCTCGTAAATATTGCCATAACCAGTAACTCGGGCACCAATAATAAGAGCGTTTTTATCTCCCACTAGTAATGAGTTTACATCTATGTTTTTATCTACAATGAGATTTTCAAGGACTCGATCAATCGCTACCCCAGCCTTGACCAGCGAACGAGAAGTGAGAATATCCTCCTCTTTGGCTGTCATATACTTAATCTCAATGGTTGAAGTATCATGAAGCGGGTGCCCAGGGGGATAAAACTTACCGTCGCTTGGCAATTGAACCATCTCGGTGGGCGTTGCCCAAGAGAAACCACCCCCGGTCTGTGCCGTTACAGCAGCAGCGGGAGGGTTCTCATCAATTTCTAGAATATCTTCGTCCTCAAAGCCGAGGCGCTCTTTGTTTCTACTCATGTACTATAACCTTTCTAAAGAAACTTTTTATCCACTTTTGCCGACAGCATATTTCACAGCGTTTCCGGTAGTGGTCACCGTGGCATAATCATACACAATCTCAACAGTGATCTCAACCATATCGTCAGAAGTATAATCTAATGCGCCGCCGAAATCAATGCTCGAAATCCAGGGGTTTTCAAGCTTCCATGTTTCCACAATCTCACCCTCACCGTCAATTTGAGAAATGCTCAAACCAATCAAACCGTTTTTGACCGAAGCGGCCTTGCTTATGGTTCCACGTTTGTCCTGACTGACAGGTTCTTGGTATCCCGAAGCCTTGAAACGTTCCATCATCGTCTTGGCCATATCAGGATCTAAGGGGTCAACCAGAGTTATTGAAATGGGATCCCAAGTCGCTCGTCCGGGATACTTAAAGGTGTGATTCAAAAACACATGCTCAATCGAGTTAACGCTCACCTTGGGCTTGTTCGCCGTCTTAATGACCCAAACCGGGATATTTCCCATGTTGAGAATAAACCGATATCTACGCTTAGGGTCCAGAGTGGAGTTGCTCCAAAATTTCATCTGAGTGTTCTCCTGTTATTAGTATATAGTGTTTTCATAACTTTTTTAATCCTCAAACGAAGCGCCGCTGTTGGTCACGACAAAATCAATGGCGAAGAATTCGGCAGCCCGAGTAGGCTTCACCAACAACTTAGCATAGATGATGTTACGATCAATCAAATCTGGTGTCGTGGTGGTTTGATCTAGAATCAGCTTAAAGTCTTCGATGCCAAATTGTGATTGAACGTCACGAAGAATAGGGGTCGCCTGTTGAGTAAAACGGATCCATGTATCTTGTGTGTTCGGGGCGAAGAGCAACCGAGAAGCGATGAAAGATATTTCTCGCTTCAAGTAGATCAGCAACCGGCGCACGTTAATACGATCCAATGCGGAGGCTGTCTGTTGGAGAGTCTTTTGTCCAAATATCACAATCCCTTCTGCCGGGAACTTAGCAATCGGATTAATGTTTGCTTCATAAAGCGAATCCCGATCTGCGGATGTCAATCGCTTTGACACATCCAAAACGGGAACACCACCTCCGCCATCAGACAGACCACCTCGGGCAAAGCCAGCAGGCGCAAACCACGGGGCAGCGATCTTGTCTGTGTTGGAAAGAGCACCCAATGCCACCACTGAAGGTGGGGACCACAAGGTACGGCCAGAAACACTATCGTTTATCAATACCCACGGATAATAAGTAGCACCGTAGCTAGTATTAATATTTCTATCCACAAGAGCGTCTACAGCCGCCTTGACTGTGAAGCTGTTGCGGGACTGGGCAGATTCAGCGTTAGCAGTATCAGGAGTGTATACCTTCTGGATGTCGATAATAGCCAAAGAGTCGCCTCGGTCCTGAACGGCGTCTAAAAGATAATTGGTTACCGCATTTTGTGTAATTCCGGGAATGGTTGCGGCATTCATTTGTACAACTTCCGGATCTGATATTATGTTTATCGCCTTCTTCAGACTGAACAGTGGGTAAGAGTCTTTCTCGTCGGTAGCGGTATCAAACGCTGTCGAAAGACGGAAGGGGTCACGCTCGGTGATATCGAAACCGTCAGCACCACCATGAAGAAGGGTTGTAAACTGGTCATATCCGGCAGCCAAAGTCCCGGTATAACTATACACGGCTGACAGGCTTGTGCCGGCGGGTCGGTACGCACCGTTCCAGCCCCCGGACTGGGCCTCAAACGAAGAGTTCAAGGTACCCGACACATTATCCAGCGAAAACACCCACGACAACTGAACTGGGTCCGAGGTCGATAAGGATTGAGGGACCGTAGGAAGATCATGGGTGGTTCCAGCCGGGCTTGTTTCTAGTCCCGAGCAGCGGGGGCGCACCATGTCCTGTATTTGATAGGTGTATGTAGGGTCGGTCGGTGTACGCCCTGTCCATGCTCCCCAGTAAACAGACCCGTTATCCTTAGGGTTGCCCCAGGTGCTTTGTTTTCTCAACGGGACAGTGGGGAAATTGATTGACCCACTAAACTGTATCTTGTTTAGTCCACCAGTAAAGTTGGTAAGCACGTTAAGGGCACCGGTAAGGGTCTCTGAGTTGGTCTGGACCCCATCAACACCCAATTGTACCTGTGTTATGGTGATTACATTAGCGCCTGGTGAGGCGGCGGTAATCTTACCGTTAGCAGTGTTGCCGGTGGTGTTAATAATCGTCTCGTAGATTTTGGCAGCCATGTCATTGTCGCTGCCAATGCCGGCGATGCCGATCACCATTCCAGTGGTGGTGGTGACGGTGTTGTCAGTAGTGAACACATGAGAAGTACCATAGCTATCCACCAATGTAATCGTCTCCCCATCGCCGATGACGCCGTGAGCGCCGATGGTGAGGGTGCAGCTTGCGGCTGCGGAGGCAGGTAGATCACCCAACGACAGAACCATATTCGGGGCGTCGTCTTGTCCATGACCACCGAGGCGACCGAACACTGATGCTCCACCGCCGTCAACCATGTCAGCAGCAGCAGGAAGCTCTGTCGAGGGAAGGGTGTTGGCAGCTTGGCGTCCGAAACTGGTAGATCCAGAACAAACTGTCACTCCTCGGTACTTCGGCGGGCCAAACATACCGAAAGGAAGAAGGCGGCTATCCGTAGATCCACGATCCACATCCTCATCCATGTCCACCCTAATATAAACGGAGTTATTACCATATTGCCCATATTCACGGTTACCAGCGATAGAGGCATCATATACCTCGTACTTATCGCCGACGACCTTGGCAATATAATTGCTCGAAGCGGGATTCAGAGTTAACCCGTCAAATCTCTCCAGCACTACTGGCACCGAGTCGGTGTCTGAGAGTTTGCGAATGACTAAAGAAAATGTTCCATACTCCTCAAAGTCTCCTCTTGGAGCCTTAATGTTAGTGATGGAGATTTTTATCTCCTGTTGAGCCCAAACGCCTGCGGTGAGTGAGACACAGCGGAAAAGCTTTTGCATATTCTTTGGTTCATAATTTGCGGCAACACCAAGATCTTGAGAAATGAACCAGCCTGTTGTGCCGTTCTGGGCACCAAACTGGAAGTTTGATTGTTGCTCGGTGCCGGTGCCACCATTGACCATGGGCCACACAACGACGTGTGCCGAGGAATCGATGCTCGACCCTAATACACCTAGGCTACCGGAGGCGTCTGCCAAGAGCGACCTTTCAAACGTTTCCCCAAGCCAATATTCTCCGCCTTGAGCGGCGGCTTGGGCGGTCGTACTAGTGATGTCATCATTAGTGAGAGACGGGTTAGTGTTTAATACGTTGCGCAAGTAATTGGGCTGATTTGGGTCTAGACTTATTTTTACCGTCTTTCCGCTAGCTACCGTTCCATCCGGAGAGAACCCAAGGGTAAGCTCTTTGTTGGTCATCTCATACATTTCACAACACGATCCGGTGGTTGCACCGTCAGTGCGGGTGCCCTGTATGTACATGCGCCCTTCCGGAACATAGAACGTCGCTGCCAACGAGCCTGTAACAGTAGATCCGCCAACGCCAGTATTGGTGGTCTCTAGTGTTCCGGAGGGGAAAACAAAGAGTCCCCATGCTCCGCCGCCGGTCACTGTTGAATTGGCAGTCCCGGCTTTCCAGCCCGCCTTACCGGCAGCAGTCGCATCCGAGGATTCTTCCCCTAGTAGACGCACATAGGTCAGAGGGCTGCTATTTCGTAACCATGCCTGAGCAGCATAAGCGCCGTATGTGGGGGCGCTGGTGTTACCCTCTCTCCAATAGTCTCCCGGCTCAGAACCCGGAATAGGGTTGCCAAACGTCGTTACGAACTCGGAAAAAGAAGCGACTTGGACAGGTACCATACCTGGTCCTTGACGTGCGGTACCGATGACTACCGGTCCTACAGCCCCAGGAAGATCTGGGAGTTGGGAGTTATCGATTTCGTCAATGTAGACGCCGGGTGAGATGAATTTGAACTTTCTTGAAGAATTATCCGCCATTTTAAACTTATTCTCCTTTTAAATAATGCCTATGTAAAAATCTGTGTATAGGGAGTTACACTAATATTAAATAGTTCGATAAAGTACCAAACTCCCTGCTCTTCTTAGGGACGATATTTTTCTTTTTTACCATAATGAAAATCTGGTATATCTCCTACGATGCTGCGCTCTCGACCCATGGTTACTTTGACTGCTGATTCCCGGCGAACGATTGTAGGTGTCTCTTGATTAGTTTCTCCACCGACTATGAAGCCCAAGACTCGTATAGTGATATTAGTCTTGAAAAGCCTCTCCGCAACATCAAGACCGGAAGAATTATTATCTAAAGCAAAATCGGGCTCCATGAATGCTTCGTAGGTGTTCCCTTCGTGAGACACCTGAAAAACACTCGGGGTGCTGGTCCGAGCAAGGAAAGGCGCAGCAACTTCATTCATCTGCTGGGCATAATTTGTCGTTATCCCAATTGTATAGGTCACTTCAATAAATGTCGGCATTGGTACTAGCAATGTCTCATAAACAATGTCGTCGTTATTGCTACTAGGAAAGGTTTGAAAAGTTTTGTCTGTCCCGTTGGCTGACTTCCGAATCGCATTAGCGTTAGCAAAGTTCTTAGTTTTATCCTGTTGGACTCGGCGTGTTATCTCTATCGATCCCCCTTTTTTGTAGTAGTCATAGTAGGGAGGTATATAAACCCCATAGCGCCCTTTGTTTTGGGGGTTTCGATTAATGGATGTGCGCAGAACGGACAGAAGGGGGTACTCAAGGGTGCGTCCCCCTGATTTGTCAGGGCTCCCTGAGCGGATATGGCGTTCATTTTTTATTTGATAGGCTCTTTCAGGTACCGAAAATATAACCGGAACTTTCTTGTATCCTGAATTGGCGGTGGCAAATATATTAAGTTCATCATTGATATAATTATAGATAGCATAATCTATGTCTTCCATGTTTGAAGGACTAAAGGGATACGAAATAGTGTCAGTAACATTAGGACGTGGTTCACTTGGCATTGAAGAGTCCCTCCCGAGCTTGTTTACAAACTGCCGT